AACCCACCCGCGGAGGACCTCTTTCCTTCTCAGCTTCTGTACGTCGTCGTTTTAGGACGATTGACGTGCATGGGCCAAGGAGGTTCGAAGTCTTTTCACAGGTGAGTCCGCAGATGATTAGCGAGTTCGACACCGGGATGGGATCCCGGCTACCGCACTCAGACCAAATGGACCAGTGGTTTCCACCTCTTGGAGAACAGAGTTTGGACCGCATCGTCGACGATCTAGTCATTGAGTTCGACAGAAAAAATGCCTTTGTCAAGGATCACTTGGAGACCCACTTCGCACAGACGTTGTATGACTTTACAGTCTACGACCATGGAGGTGAGAACTTCACAATCCTTGACGGAGACCAGACCGACCCATTGTGGGCGGACTGGGCAAAACACTTCAAAAGAGAACTCATTTGGCCGAAGGAACCGGGCTGCCAAGCCTGGGTCCAGACCGTCGCCATACCAGAGCCACTGAAGGTTCGGGTGATCACGAAAGCGTTTGCCGAGACGCAAGCCTTGAAGCCTCTTCAGGAGGCGATGTGGCATGCGTTGGGGGAGTATCCGGAATTCAAGCTGTCTCATGGGGTTGATCCCCAGGAGGCTGTTGACGATCTGCTACCTTTCAAGTCTGAGGACCATTATTGGCTCTCTGGAGACTATGAGGCAGCGACTGACAACTTGTCTTGTCCGGCTTCTCAGCAAGCGCTGAAATGGATTCTTGAGGAGATAGACGATCCCGTCGTCTCCAATTGGGCTTTGTGGGAGAATGGGGAACACATGGTGTCTTACCCCCTGTGGACGGGCCTTGCGCCTGTTCATCAGAGGAATGGTCAACTCATGGGGTCCTTCCTGTCCTTTCCACTCTTGTGTTTATTGAACTCGACCACCGTAAGGGGGATCACTGACCACTTCCGAATCAACGGAGATGATCTCCTCGCCCTTATGACCCCAGCACAAAAGGAGTCATGGTGGAGTCGAGCCTCATCCTTGGGCCTCATTCCGAGCATTGGGAAGAACTTCTTTTCAAAGGAGTTCTGTACAATTAATTCCCAAATGTTCGTTTTTGGCTCACAGATGAAGGTGGGTCGTCCTTCTCTTCGTTTTAGGGGAGGGCGACCTATCCAGAACACATTCCACGATCTTTGTCAGTTCCTAGGGAAGCTGCCCAATATGAGCAACTACGTTCGAAGGAACAAAGAGTCCTTGCGTTTAACGCTTCGGTCTCTTGACGTCCCGAAGACCCATGGGGGTCTGGGGAATGTTTTCGTGGATCCCAATCAAGGCGATTGCCAGATGCGGAGGCTAGTTTACCTGCATGACCTTTTGAAGGACCGCAAGCGAACCCTCTACGTCGGCTCTCGTCCCGTTCATATCATCAAGAATCCGTTCGTGACCGAGGATGGAAGTCGGACCCTCGCGCCTCTCTTGAAAGCTACTGCTTCGATAGCAGAGCCCTTGATTGGCTTGGGTAAGGATATGAACACAGATGTGTCCGTGTCCGACCTCCGAAAGTGTTTGAAATTCGTCCAGAAGATCCCCTCCCTTAGGGATTTTCTCAAGAATGGACGTCTCTCAGATGCGCCTCCCTTACCAGAATGTGGATTTACCATCACCACTTCCGATGTGCTGTCGAGCAAGCTTTGGTTGGATTGGGCTCTCACTGCCCTCCCTTCCTCAGTCTGCTCTTCTGCCAAGGTTCAAGACGACTTAGACGAAGATGACGATTCCCTCGCACCATCAAGTGCAGTTGGGTCGGATTTGTCTCTGTAGTCGGGGACCGGGACACTCCAGGC